ACATCGACTCAGTAGTTCACCGCTCACCAGGTAACCGCGGTCACGTTCTCATTGAACGCTGAGGTTGGTGGTCTACCGCTGCTGAATTTCACGATGACGGGCCTGTATTCGGCGCCGGCTGACGTGACCCCTACCGACCGCCAGCTACGGCAACCAGGCAACACCAGCTATTTTCAGGCAGGGCAACTCCGGCGGCTTCCGGCTGGGTGGGTACAGCGGCTGCCTGCAGAGCGTATCGCTGGACATCGGCAACACGATCGATTACAGCGAGCGCATCGGCTGCGGCCGGGAGGTGTCGATCGTTGATCGCGCGATCACCGGTAACGTGCTGATCGAGGCACCAACGATGGCGCAGAAGGACTACTTCACCGATGCGCTTAACGACAGCCTGCTGGGTGAGCTGTCATTCCTGCATGGCACGGTCGCAAACAACATCGTGGGGATTTACTCCAACCGGGTGAAGATCGGCGCTCCTGCGTACGAGGATCTGAACGGCACTCAGATGTTGCGGCTACCGGTCACGCTGGTGCCCTCCACCGCCGGCAACGACGAGCTGCGGCTGGCCTACGCCTAAGCCGTAGCCTGAAGAGCCTGGGGAGGCACTACGAGCGCCTGCAGCAATGCGGGCGCTCTTTACTTTGTGGGGACACCGTTGGTGCATTCCCCGTGGCATTTGTTCTGTCGAAAGAGTCGAGCTACAGCCGGCCAGTGCCGTTTGAGGTACCTGTAGACGGCGATGAAGAGACCGGATTCAAAGAGGAGGTGGTCACGATCCGGTTTAGGGACGTGCCGCGGACGTGGGCGCAGGAAATGCTGGACAAGATCAACGCTGATGAGATCAACAACGCCGAAATCTGCCGCCAAGTAATCACCGGCTGGGATGGTGTTGAAGACGAGAAGGGCAAGGCGGTGCCATTCAGCCCCGAGGGCCTAGATGAGCTACTCGAGAAGCGCAACTTCCCCGGTTCGGCGGTAGCGGTGTTCTTTGACAGCTTGACTGGGAGGAAGGCAAAAAACTTGCCGACGCCGCAAGACACTGGGTCGGAACCGGCAGCGTAAAAGACGAGTCAGCAGCTGATGCAGCGGCGCTTGGCATTCAAGTCGAGCCAGCGCCGCCGAAACCTGAGCACTTCGAGGTGTTGGCCGATAACTGGCCGGCGGCGGTGATGTGGAGCCGCATTCAGACGCAATGGCGGGTGTCGATGGATGGCAGGCTTGGGCTGGATTATTCAGTCTTGGCCTGGCTCTTTACGCTGTATCCAACGGACGACCCGCGCCTGCTGTTGGAGGATCTCCAGACCATGGAATTTGCGGCGCTGGAAGCAATGAATACGGAGAGCTGAGCGATGACCAAGACTCTTAATACTGCCATTCGGATCAGCGCTGAGGTAAAAGGCGGCGGCAATATTGATCGNGTAAAAAAGTCCCTGCAGGACCTGAGCAAGTCGTCGCAGGTCAGCAAGCGAAGCCTCGACCAGCTCTACACCGCTACGAGGTCGATAGGCGCTGCGTCTGGTAACACAATTTCAAGCCTGAAGCTCCAGGCGCAAGCACTGGGGGCATTGCGCGATCAAGCGGAATTTGGCAGCCGAAAGTTTCGGCTGCTGACGAAGGACCTCGAAGCTGTTGAATCACGGCTGAAGAGATTTCAGACGACTGCAGAGAAAGGCACCGGCCTGTCACGTGTCGGGGCGCTGCTAGCTGGCGCTGCTGGTGGTGTTGCGGGTGCTTTGGCGGTACAAGCCGCGGACTTAGCGCGGCAGGGCCTGCAGGGCATCGCATCGGTGGGCATCAACGCCGAAACCGCGCAAGTCCGGCTGAAGGCGCTGGCGGATCAGTTTGGCGAATACAACGAAGCGCAGGCCTCGGCGGTACGGATCGCGGCAACGCTGCGGATTTCGCAGATCGAGGCGGCGGATGGGTTCAGCAAGCTCTACGCGGCGCTCCGGCCTACCGGGATAACGCTGCAGGAGGTTGAGGATGCGTTTATCGGCTTCACCGCTGCAGCACGGGCCAGCGGTGCAACTGCAGATGAAAGCCGGTTTGCGCTGCTCCAGCTGAAGCAAGCCCTGGGATCAGGGATCCTGCAAGGTGATGAACTGCGTTCAATTCGCGAGCAAGCGCCGGCAGTAGGCCAGGCCATCGCCAGGGAAATGGGCGTGACCATTGGCGAGCTGAAGAAACTCGGCAGTGAAGGGAAGATCACGACGGACATTGTGATTCGCGCACTGGCGAAGTTGCGCGGCGAGAAACTGGGCCAACTGCAGGCGCAATTCAACACGTCCGCGCAGGCAATGAAGGACCTGCAGGTGGCGACGGAGAACTTTGGCACGACGGTTGCGCGAATCTTCGGCCCGACAACTGTTGCGCTGATTCGTGGCGTTACCGCGGCGCTGCAGTATGCCAATGAACTGACGCAAAACCCGTTTGAGCGGGCGAAACAGCTGGAGCGTGGCCAACAGCAGATCGGGCCGTCACTGACTCCAGAGCAGCTGCAGGCTCGCGTCGCTGCTACTGCTGAACGCAATGCAGCGCGGGCCAGGGCTGCCGCAGCGGCACAGCAGGATCAGGCCAGCACCGCCACGAAAGAACGCGCCACACAGGAGGATTCCATCCTGCAGACCCGCCTCGACGGCGAGAAGCGCCTCGCCGAGTTCCGCGAGCAATCAATCAAGCGCGCCGGCGAGCTGGAAAAAGACCTGGCGCGCCAACGGCTGGAGCTGGACCGCAACACCGCTGAGGTGCGGCGGCAGCTTGAAAATCAACGGCGGGATGCAGAGCTGGAATCTCGCCGTCAGCTGCTGAGCGCTGCCGGGTTGAGCACTGCTGGTATTGATGAGCGCCGGCTAATCAACGAAGAGCGGCAGCGGTTTGCCGAGAAGCAGATCCAGATCCAAGAGCAGGCCACTGATCGGAAAGTAGAGATCGAGCGCGCTGTTGAGGATTACAAGGTCTCGGTAGCCCAGGGGATTCGGGACATCCTGGTGGATGCCTCCGAGAAGATGGCGGCAAACATGCAAAAAGGCGCCGCAATGGCCGGCGGCGTGATTGCCCGAACCGGGAACACCGGTCAGAGCACGGGGCCTCACCTGGATGCGCGATGGGCTGATGGCCGGCGGATCAGCGCAGCCGATGCTGATCGATACCTGAACGTGAACGGCCGTAACCCGTCGAGCTTCGGCGTGACCAGCGGCTACGGGCCGCGCAACCTGTTTGGCCGGAGCTTCCACAAGGGCGTGGACTTCGGCACCCCCAGCGGCAGCGGGATTACCCTCAAGAACGGCGCCAGCCTGCTGCGGGATCTGGGCTTTACCGGGGCCGGCGGCTATGCGGTCGAGATCGACACTCCGCAGGGCCGGATGCGGCTCCTGCACCTCCAGGCAGGGTCTGCCGGGCGACCATCGGCAGCGCCGGCCCGTGCATCGGCAGCACTCGCCACAGGCCCCGCGCCGGGGATGGACCGGATTGAAGGCGCCCGACGTGACCTATCCGCGGCACTGGGGCAGAACACCGCCGCGCAGATCGGGGCGAATTTCGGCGAGCTGATTGCGGGAAACAGCTCCGCCTTCAGCAGGATCACTGGCGACCTAGAGCAGCAGCAGCGCAGCACCAAGGAGCAGGTAGCTGATTTCCAGCGAATTACTGAGCTGCAGCGGTCAGGCCTCTCACCTGAAATCGCCAAGCAGCGGGTGGACATGGAGCGCATGGCGGCAATCGAAGCCGAGCGGCTGGGCGAGCGCCAAGCAGAAATCCAGGACCAGCTGCAAATCACGGGCCTCACCGCCGAAAACAAGCAGCTCCTGGAGGGCCAGCTGGCCACGGTGCAGGCACGGTTGCGCGCTCAGCCTGAGATTGTGAATGGCCTGACAGCTGAGCAACAGCAACTGGAGCGGCTGCAGTCGTCCTACGAACGCAACAAGCAGTTAGCCGAGGGCGTAGCAGGCACGATCGGCGGCGGGTTGAGTTCAGCTATGGATCTGCTGATTGATGGCACTGAGGAATGGGGCAGCAGCCTTAAGGAGATCGCTTCTGGGGTGTTGAAGGACATTGCCCGGCAGCTGGTGCAGACGATGGTGATTGCGCCGATCGTCAAGGGCATCACCAAGGCGTTTGGCTTTGCCGACGGCGGCATCATG